CTTTCGCAATTTGAATAAAGTCTTTACGCATTTTGTTAAATCTAAAAGAACTCATGTTGACACCTCATTTTTCTATAAAGTAAAAGCACCCCCTAAGGAGTGCTTTTACTTAAATTCATTATTCATTTGAAGAACGACTGTTTCCGCAACCTTCTTCAATCGACCAAGGTCTGGTAAATTTTACGGAATGAAAATACTTCCACCCTATATAATGCACCTTCATACGCAGATGTTCCAAATAAACATAGCTTGACTAATCGTAAGAAAAAAAACAAACCTAAAAGGCTGAGTCTCTTTGTTTTTCTCTTTCTTGGTACTCGGTTGTATATCGATACGTACCACGCGCCACATCTCGCCCCTCTATAACAACAGGAACTTCAACAACCAAATCACCACCAAGCATCGGAATTGCTCCCCCGCCAGATGATCCAAATGAGTTATTAAATACTTGATTTGATACACTACTTGTCATAGCCTGTTTGCTATTTGACATGTTCCCATACACGCCACTCATAACAGTCTTTAATCCTGATAATTGACTCACAGAGCTAGCCATCGTACGTCTCATGTCACCCATTAATTGATTTATTTCGCCTGGCATAGCAAATTGTTGTCGTGGCATAGCTGCTACGATACCTGCGCCAATATCTCCAAGTGTCTTCTTATTCAGGGGAAGCACCGCTTCTCGTCCCGCTTCTCCTGCGCCTTGTAGATTTCCACCATTCATTCCAAAGATAGTTGGTTTAGTGAAGATACCACCTTTTGCACGCCAGTCAATATTAATTCCAGATGGATAAGTAACGTCTTTCCCTAAAACATTTTTTGTGCTTGTTTGTAAGCTAAAATGTGGAAGAGGTGGCATTTCAGGTTTGGGGATTTTTAATTTTAAATCACTAAAGAATCCCTTAATCTTCCCAATAAATTCTTCTACCTTACCAACCGCATCTTTGATTGGATCAATGATGTTACGTTTAGCCGCATCGAATTTTTCTTGTGCTGCATTTTTTATAGCATCAAATTTTTCTTTCGCACTGTTATACATTTCGCCGAATTTTTCTTTCGTAGAATTATAGGCTGAAATAACCGGATCAATAACATATTTATAAACTAACTGCCATGCTGCAAGTGTATAAGATTGGATTTTTGTCCAATTTCCTAATATCCAATTCGCTAAATCATTTAACTTTTCTTTTGTTGCATTCCACAATTCTTGCACTGGTTGGATAACATACTGTTTTACCAAACTCCACGCTGCTGATGTATATGATTTTACTGTCTCCCATTGTGAATTTAGCCATGAAACTAAATCACTGAACTTTTCTTTTACTAAGTTCCAAGTGTCTACGACTGGTTGAATGATATATTGCTTAAATAATCCCCAGGCTACTTGTGCCACCGCTTTTGCGATTTCCCATTGTGTACCAAGCCAAGTGACCATTTCGCCGATTTGTGCACTTACCCAATTGTAAGCTTCTTGAATCGGTTGAATAATATATTGGCAGATTGCCGCCCATGCAATTTGTACTCCTGCTTGAATAAGTAGCCATCCAGCTTCTAAAATGGTAGAAACTGCTGAAATAATTGGATCTAAAACAGTTAGAATCGTATTCCAAGTGTCTTGCCAAGCTTGTACGAGTGTTCCCCACAGTTCAGAAGCTGTTGTAACTAAAGAAGCCCACCAAGAGGAAGCTGTTTCAACAATTCCAGACCACAAGCTACTGAAGAATTCGCCTATCGGATCAAAGAAACTATGCATCATTTCTGTAAATGAAGCCCAAGCTCCTGAGAAAAATTCAACAATAGAATTCCAGGTACTACTACATATCTCGCCTATTCCTGTCCATAAATCGCTAAAAAACTGACCTATTGGATCAAAGAATGAATGCATTGTTTCTAAAAATGAATTCCATGCTTCACTAGATGATTGAACGATACCGTCCCAAAGTTCTATCAAATATTCTTTAATAGAATTCCAGGTTTCTATTGTCCAATTTTTGATATCGTCCCAGTTTTTATAAATTGCAATACCTATGGCAGCTATAGCAGCTACGATAAGGGGAATAGCTGCAACAATACTAGCTGCTGCTAGAGCTCCAATCCCAAAGAAACTCATGACTGTCATGACTATAGGTGCAAGCGCCATGATTGCACCGGAAACCACACCGATGACCGTTGCGATAGTCGCTAATGTTGCTGCCAATTCTGGATTATTAGATATCCATTCAGCGAATTTAGAAATAACATCCGCTACAACACCTAGCAATGGTTGAAGAGCAACTTGTAAATCTTGCATAGCTTTTTGGAATTTTACTGCTGGGTTTGCATCCATTTTCTTAACAGAATCATTCAATTGATCTTGGTTTTGTTTCGTTTTATCTTGTACGTTAGCCAAACCTTTATAAACGGCAAGCATATTATTACCTTGATCTTCCCATTTCGTTTTAAAGATTTCTGTTGCAAGAGCATTTTGCAATGATTTGTCTTTTATTCCATCGATCCATGTTGCAACTTCAGCCATCGCTTTCGAACCGCCTTCGCCACCATCAGCTACTGCTTTTCCCCACTCCTGCATTTTTTCAACAGATAAATCAGTGCCTTGTAGTAAATCGGACATTGCTTTTGGAACTTCTTGTCCAAAGGCAGCCATGTTGATTCTACCTTCCTTAACACCATCGTTGAGATTGTCGATATTCCAGGTTTTAGTGTTTATCCCTTGTTCAAAAATGGATTGGATTTCTTTAGCACTAAAACCAGCGTTTTTCATCTGCATTCCGTACTCTGCTACTGTATCCAATTGTTCTAGTGGAAACCCAGCTTTTAACAATGAATTCACCAATGCTAAAGCCTGGTCATTTGATACACCTATGCCAGCGGCTATTTCATTGGTTTCTTGAATTAACTCAGTAAAATCTACGCCTTCATAAGAGTTAGCAATAACTGCCGCTCCTTTTACAATCGCTGCATTCGCTTCGTCACTAGCATTTTTGTTTAACGCCCATTGTCTACGTACACCCTCTAAAGATGCTTCTGCATCAACGCCATAAGCGGTAACGCCTCTCACAGCTTCTTCTACTGATTTCTTCGAAGACTCTGGGACATCAAAAGTGATATCAATCTTTGTTTTTAATTTGGACATATCAAGTGCTTTTTCGATTGTCCCGGCAATTCCGCCACCAGCTACCATTGCACCAAGTACGTTTTCTAAGCCTATATCTAATTCTTGAAATTCTCTTTCTGTCCTTTGGGCTTCTTGTTGTAAGTCTCGTAATTCGTTTCGCACTTGTTGTATTGAATTGCCAGCATCCACAGATCGTAGCGCCCGTTGTAATTTTTCAATATCTGCTTCAGTTCCTAATGCTTCACGACCAATAATTCCAATCGCTTGTTCTAGTTGGCGACTTGTAGCTGTTCCGCTTTTAATTGCATTCACAAGACGATTTCCTAATGCTCCTGCAAAATCATCAACGCTTTTTCCTGTAGCTCTAAACAATGTTTCTAATTGCCTTGTGGAACTCGCTACATTCTCCTGTTCAGCCTTCATGTTTCCTAGCTTATTTTTAAGACCATTAAGTGATCCTTCTGTAAATTCAATTTCACGCCTGAATGCACGATATTGTTCTTCAGAAATTTTACCGTTTTGAAATTGAGCTTGTACTTGTTGTTCCGCTGCTTTCAATTTATCTAGCTTTTGCGTTGTATTTTCAATCTGTTGTGTAAGTAATTTTTGTTTTTGTGCTAATGCTTCCACATTACCTGGATCAAACTTTAACAGGCGTTCAACATCTTTTAATTCTTTAGCCAAGGCATCACTTTGTTTATTTACATCTTTTAAAGCATTTTGTAACGGTTGAGTATTTCCGCCGATTTCTATCGTAATCCCTTTCATTCTTCCTGCCATTTTCTCACCTCATTTCTTAGAATGCATCGTAATCTTTTTGGTTTGCTTTTCTAACTTTTTCTTTGTCTGGATTCTCCATTTCAGCAAACTCAGCAATGTAATCAAAACAATCACCGATTGTCATAGTTTCTAAATCCCAATGCGTTAATTTTGCTTTATAACAAAGAGCAAGGAACAAATCAGTGGTTAATTCTTCATTACTGAATGTCCCTTGCTCTCCATTGTTTTCTTTTATTTTTTTTTTGCTCCCATAGTGACTTGAACTAGTTCCATTATGTCTGGCATAATTTCTTCAATTGGGAATTCTTCAAAACCGTCAAGCCACACCATAGGGTCTGGAATACTTGGATCCGCTGTTTTAGCGAATAACCAAGTCAAATCATAAACAAGCTCAAAGTCCACTTTACTTAAATCAATATTAGATGCATCGATAGGTTGTTGTGATCCATCTGATGAAGTTAACGTACTAATTGCTCCTAACCCCATCATATCTGCAAATAAATTACGTCTGAATTGTGCTTTATATCGTTTAACTGTTGCCGCTGTACTTTTTAATCTGACTCGTTTTCCGTCTATTGTAATTGTCTTTTCCATCTACTTACGCTCCTTTTGGTAATGCAGGTACTTTTGTATATACTTTCTTGTACCAATTATCATAAATCGCTTGTTTTGATTTTGTAGTAGTTTTCGTTTTAACCATACGTTTTCCGTTAATATCAATAGGGCTTGATACAAATTTAAGTTCATTTGTGTTAGGCTCTGCTGAATTTGTTTTCGTTTTAGATGCAAGTGTCGGACGACTTGCTGAACAGTTAAACATAACGTGGCGCGTTGCTCGTACATCACCATCAAATTCAAATAATAATGCAAATGATTTTCCTTTCGCATCAGCTAACTCATTTAACACGCCATCTTCCTCGTCTAATTCCTCACCTAATGCATCAACAGCAAATTGTTCTGGAATAGTCGCAATAGATAACGTTCCGTCATACCCTTGGTTGTTACTCGCTGCATAGTAAAGCATGTCATCCGCGTAGAATTCAATTAAATCCCCTCGTGGATCAAGCGTTAATTCAACTGCACCTGGTAATGGAATCGGTGTGCTAAATGTGACTACACCATCTTTAATATCGAAAAGTGCATAATGGACATTTTTCAAACCAAAAGCTACTTTGTTTTCGTTCATTTACATCAACCTCGTTTCATAATTTTTTTGATACAACTTTTCAGATTCAATAAAAGTCCCATACGAATCATAAGGAATTTCATGATCGTCTAGGACTTGTTCAAGCTTGGCTTCTGCAACTAAATCCTTTTTAATTGTATAAAGCTCAATATTTAAATCGTTTATCTTGTGATAGACCTTGTTATCAGCCATGAGATTTGCTGATCCGTCCACAAGAAAACAAATATAAGGCGGTGTCGGAACTGGATTAGTTGGCGTTGCTGTGAAATGCGAATA